GTTACCTATATTTATTACACTTTATATTTAACAATATATTTAAATATTAATACGGTTACTTAAGCCTACGGGCATACAGGACTTCTTTAATTTTATTTATTTATTTTCTTAATAAGTTTTATCTAATTAAGTTGTTAAATGGTCTTTGACCCTAAGGGGCGCACTCCCCTACCTTTCGTAGAGACCTCGCAGAGGATTAGTACTATTGTCCTGGAAACTCCTTGTGTGATATGCATCACTTAGTGCAAGTGGTGTTCGTCGCAAGACATATCACTCTCTGCGCTCTCAAACGACAGTGTGCTGGATACTCTGTGGTACCTGTTGACTTTTGTTTTCAGGTCCCCCTTTTGAACCCATGGAGAAATTGCTCTCATTCCAGCTACCCTGGCGGGCGTGGTTTACCGCGAATTGGGCCTAACAAAACACTTATGAATAATTTAAACAAACCAAACTTTACTTATAACAAAAACCGCTCACAACCTAAAATGGACGTACCCTATCGGGGAATCCCATTGCAGGTTACACCTACATACCCCACAACATCATGGGGAAGGCGTAATTACACACGGCGCTTTTATCCACCACATAATATTGGTGGTACACGCGTCAAAGTTGTAGTACCCTTCAATGCTCAAAACATTAACTCTTTTTCATTTTCTGATCAAGAAGGCACTATTACATACACATCACCTCATCTTTCATCTATTGAGGAACGAATTGTTGAAAATGGCGCGATTGTCTTGCAGTATAATTATTACCACCATATTACTGGCGTGACTCTCTACGACGATGTAGAAGTCGGATCAACAACAGTTGACACCAGTGAATCCTCACATTGGTTCGTACCAATTGATGACAGAAAACAAGCTACAGATACACTGCAACTTATACTTAGTCGCTATAAATATCTGTACCTATCACATTCTGATTTACTCGCAATAATTCATCGAGGACTTTTCAAAAGTTTAACCGACACAGATTTGCGGACTAAAATTCGAACATTTGTCATTGATTCTTCACGAATGATCATTGTCCATGCACATGCAGCTGGTCTAAACACATTGAATCATATTCAACCAGAACTAACTGCTTTCGACCGCTTGCTGACAGATGTTTCAAATCCTGAACAGATACATCGTCTTTCAACAAGAGCCTTACAACGCTTGCGACAAGATATTTCAATGCTTTCACGCGGAGTCGAAATTGATGATTTGCCGACAGCCTGTGCATTATCTACTAATATGCAGATTGGCATTGGTGCCGCTGTTGCAACCATAACAGCTGCATTTATTGGATGGAAATTATCTGAATTGCATTCACGTTCAACACCAACTGTATCAAATATTGCTGCCAATATGTCTCGGCAATTTGCTGCCATATATCAAGCTGCTGTTGCCAAACTTAATGTTTCATCTTTACCTATGCCTGAACAATTGTGTATTCAATTTGTATTCTTTATTGTTGTTGGTGTTATTGCACATATTACTAAAGATTCAGTTCAACGTTTGCTACTCCAAGCATTCACAACATGGCTCTATAAACAATTATATCCAAATGTCTCATACTTAGAAGCCTTTGCTGCAATAACAGGTGTTAATGCACTTTCCGTAATCATCACCAACATGATTGAACGTAAAGAGAAAGAAGACAAAGAAAATGCCGAACACGAGCCTGGTACAGTACCAATTGCTTGTGCTGATTTATCTATCGTTTCTGCTTTCCTTGCATTTTTCGTATCTATTGTGTGTGTTGCTTTTGGTGTTAAATCCCCCTCAAGTTCTCTCATATCAGACTTGGTATCACGTGCCAAGAATGTGACTACAGTTCAACGTATGCTCACAGACCAAGTTCGTGCAATTACAGATTTAATTTCCGTAATACCATCTTTTGTAAATGATTTTGCTGAATATTTATCACCTTCCTTTTCTTTAATGATTAGACAAGCCACTCCAGATACTATGCACGCACGTATTCAAAAATTCGTGACTGAAAGTTTTCCAACTCTTGCTCTATTAAATAATCTTTCACATAAAGACGTTGTTGTTGAAGTACTTGGAAAAGCCGCTGAACGCAAAAATTTTATTGCGTTATACCGCGATGCTCTCCATACTCGAGAAGTTGCAATGAAAGATGCGCGTTTGCTTGCTTCCGCAGGTTATCGAAACCTGCTTAAAGTGTTACAAGATTGTAAACCTATTTATGATGTTGCAGTCGTTGCAGAAGGAATGCCTAATGCAGTTATTACACCATTTACTGCTTACCTTTATGGTATGCCAGGAACTGGCAAAAGTACGATGATGCGCTTCATTGGCGAACATATCTTTGGCACTTCCTATTCATGTTACTCATTACCATCTGGTAACAAATACTGGGACGGTTATTTTCCTGACCGCAACACCCTTGTCATTGATGACATGGGCAACGCCTCCGAAGGCGCAGATATTTGTGAATGGTTTAAAGTCTCAACAGGAACACCTGTCATACTCAACATGGCCGGTATGGATTCTTCTTCCGCTGGAAGTGGAAAAGGAACTCGTTTTTCAAGTCCCCTCATTCTTGTAGCCTCTAACCAATCTTATCCTAAAGTTGGCACTGGCAACCTTTTGCCAAAAGATCAAGCTGCCGCCAATAGGCGTCGCCATCTTTGTATTTATGTCACACCTAAACAAGGATTTTATGATACAACCACAAACAATGTTGCATGGTCTAAAGCACCATCATATAAACCCACTGCTGTAGATAACATAGCACAAGTCTATGATGAATGTCTTGATTTTTATCGTTATGACCCCTCACGTATTACTAATGTTACCCCTGATCCAACAACAAAACTTTCATTTATGGAAGTTCTTGATCTTGCACGCGATAGTTTTATAAAACACATTGATAAGCAAACCACACTCTTAATTTCAACAATAACAACAAGCGCCGCTTCAGTAGTGCCACCTTTTCGCACTGACGGAAGCCCAGCAGATATTCGTGAACAGCTCAAATTACCAGCTGCTTGCGGGCTCATCCAAGCCCTTGACGAATCTGATTGTGATTCAATTAAAAGAACCGTTACTGTCATTGCTGGTGATAATCCAAATATGCTAACACCTGATTCTGG